TTTTTCTGCAATGCTTGAATAGTCGCCCGACTCTACTAGTTTCGATTATATCTCCATAACGCAACCAAATATCATTCATTTGTGCATGTATCGGGCTTAATTCTCGCGCGTTGAACTCACCAAACAAGTGATCGTTTAATTTATTTCTGACAGTGCCTGTTTAATATCTAGGCCATGATATATTTTATTAAATGGTTGCATTGAAAGTCACCATTTTATCAGCATCTAAACAATCTACATCCATTTGAATATTAAGGTTATCAATAAGTGCATATTTATCATGCCATTTAACATCAACCAAGTATTGCCAAATCTGCTTTAAATTATGGCTTATTGTGTCTTGATTGATAACCATTGCATCAAATGCGCTTAATTCTTCATCCATTAAAGCGAGTTCGTCTCTTAGGTTGTAACCAAGTGCATTAAATGACCATTCACAAGCTCGATTAAATTCCATCTGATTTTTTTTAATCACTAAGATTTTTGTATTTGGAAAATTCTGCTTAATATCCAATATGAAAAACCTGTTGTACTGTCACCGCAATTACCAACCTTATTTTTATATTCAACCATAGAACTACAACCATTTATTGCCTCATGGTGGCAAAAATACGCCTGATTGAGATATAAAGGCAGATAACCATGCTGTTCTACTCCTAGGCAAACCAAGAATAAAAAACAACGGGCTTTTACTAAACATAGTTTTTAGAGTCTCGCACTATTAATATGTCACTTCCAAATATATCGCACGTTCCTGTTCCTGTATAGGTTATATAAATCTTGCCGTCATTAGCAATAAATGCAGCGTTAGCCGCAACCGTGAAATTAAAGATAATAGATTGTTCTGATCCTGCATTTAATAATGACGTTGTTTCAGTGATTATTGTGCTGCCAGTGTCTAACTCGCATTTTATGTTCGGTGCTGCCCCTGCGTAGTTTTGACACTTGAAAGTAATTGAAACACTGTAAACGTCATATAATGCAATAGCCTGTATTAAGTTGGTTGATACGTTCCAAAGTGGGTTTGCTAGGTCTGATGGGCTTTTTTGAAGTGACAAAGTACCACCGTCATTACTCCAAAGCGTTCGCGTACCTGTAGCAATATTTTGTGAAGGTGTTCCGACTGTTGTATCTGTGTCTTGAAACTGACCAAAGCCTTGTATGCGGATAAATGAGCCGCCGCCTGCACCGTCACTTACAAAAGTGCTACCAATTAAAGCAGAAGGCGTAACACCCTCGACAACCTTAACCCTTGTATCTATTGTGGCAATTTCCGCCGTATTATTAGTAACACCAGCCAATAGCGTCACTATATCGCCTGTGTTGGTCGTTATATCGCCCGTGTTGGTTGATATTTGCGTTGTGTTAGTGGCTACTTGTGTCGAATTTTCGTTACCGCTTTCGGTTGCGCTTTCCATCCATCTAGTAAATCTAAGTGTAGGCGTACCATTCTCGTTAAAAAAATCCTCTCTACGCCTGGGGACGAAAATAGTCATTATTGATTGCCTAGTTCTGGCGTTGCCGCTACTCGTATCAATGTTGCTCTAACGGGGTCTGTTACTGTAAATCGGATTGTTCGAGAATTAGGAAAACGGCCTTGTCTATTCCAGACCGTTTCATGCCCATAATCACCAATAGCGCCAATTGAACGACTGAACTCTGGTGAAAACGTGCGACCGCCATCGTCTGAGTAGTCCATCCCTAACAATAGGATCTGAACCTTGCCCAGTAGTCAAACCAGTACCCGCTTCAAAATCAGCTTCAAGCTCGCCTGCAAAGATTTTAGCGCCATCCTGTGACATTGGTTTTAAAGCCGCTTGCCTAAATACCTCTTCTGTATATTCAGTGTAAACATTATCAACTAATTCGCCTATGCGCCCATCTAGCGAGTCACCTACTAATAACTTACCATAAACCTTTATGATTGCATTAACGCGCCAAGGCGCATCTGTAACGCCCGTTTGAAACTCAAACCAAACTGCTGTACCTGATAGAGCCGATGCAGTGCCATTATAGACAAATGTTTTACCCGCAATTCGTGCAGAATTAAACGTAAATATAGCGAAGAATTGGCCTTTTTTTGGCAAATGTCATGCTATATGCGCTTTCAATTTCTTCTTTCGTAAACTTTTGTATTGCAACATCTATTGCATTTGTTGATATTTTTTGGTCGCGCTTTGAACTAGATGCCTGTCGCCAAATTGCTGTAAGTTCATTTTTCACCGCCACCAATAAACATATAGGTATTATCAAACTTAACGACACCATACTTGCTATGTGCGCCTTTTTTGAGTAAATGCGCCTGATATAATTTGTAATGGAAAATCAGCGCCGCCGATATTTCTAAACACCTCGGTTGTTTTAGAACCAATAATAGATAATTCATCATGATCTACAATTTGTGTAACTATTCTATCTGGGTCGCCTTCTGCGCTTCCAAAGTCTAAAGCATCAAATACTAAGGGCGCGTTTAAATTAGATACAAATAATTGCTTGCCGTCCGTATCGTAAATACAAAGTAGCCGCGATAAAATGTAACTGTATCTGAAACTTGAAAATCTGGGTCAGTTATTTGGGTTAATGTAGCCGCTGTGAAAACATAACCAACTTCACCAGGTACAACAATTACTAACTGAGTGCCATTGTCTGCCATTGAAACTCTAACAGTGCCCTGTATTGTGCCAAGTTGTGATATAACACCCGCTCCGCTAACCGTCACTAGATTAGTACCTTGCACAAAATACGGTACGCCACCAACTACCCATGCACCGCGACACGCGCCTAGTGCTGATAACGCAAATTGATTTATACCGCTTGGTTGCATTAATGATGCTTGAGTTAATGCGCCACCTTCTGCAACTGTGGGTATCCAATTAATACACCGTTGACTAGATATAGGTGCGCTTTCGCTTTGGTAAAAACCTAGTGGTATAGGCAACGCTATTCTAGGCATTTAGAAATTACTCTTTTTATTTTGTGGGAAAAACCTTTGATCATAACCATCGCAATGATTACCGCTGCCCATTGGTAAAGTGTCGGGATATGCAATTGTACTCAAATCAGTAATAGACGCCATTAGTGTTTCTATTGTACCACTTGCTAAAGCCGCTAGTGCGGGGCTAACAACCTTTTGATACGATGGTGCAAGTCTGATAGCTAAATTATACTTAGCCGCGCCTATAGCACTTCTATCCAAATCAACGGTATCATCGCCATTTAACACTTCATCAAATGCGGTAGTAATGCCAATATCAGCCCATGCTGTCATCATGTCATTAAATCGTCTAATGCCTGACTGTAATTCATCGTTAGTTAAAGTAACTTCGGCGGTCTTAACGCCTATTCTTCAAAAGCATCTTGTACAATTTCGCGTAAAGTAGTCATTAGCTGTTACCTATTAATTCTCTTAACCTGTTTACGTATGTCTTATTAATTTTTTCTACGGTCAATATCAACATTAAAATGCTTTAGAGCATAATCTTCTAATTCCTGCTTGGTTGCAATATTGATATTCAACTCACCGTTTAATCGACCCTTGACTCCTTCCATCGCCTCGCCTAATACCTGAACAGCGCTTGCGTCAGTTTCATCAATACCAAAGTCTTTAATCTTTGCGAATGTCGCTGGTGTGTCTGACCATCCCTTAGTTTTGTACGCTTCAAATTCACTTTGCGGTACGATTTTAGGGTCTTCGGTTTTGTGGTATATCCACGTACGGTATATTTTAGGCATTTTCAATCCCTCTTGAAGTCGATTAAGTATAACACTTTTCTATCATAACAAAAAGGCTACCGTTTAAAGTAGCCTTTCTATATACACTATTGCTTAAACTAGACTAAGAAGTTGTTCTAACCGCAAAATCTGGGTTAAGTGCATCTACACCAAACAAAATATCAAAGCGGTACATAGTCGCATCGTTAGTAAAGTCATATTGACGAACCGCACGAATTGAAATATTACCGAATGATTCTCGGCTTGCTGTTGCTCCATCTCTGGCAAATCAAGAGGCGCCATAGCCAAAGTGATCGCGTTTTGATGGAATGCTAAGTTTGCTTATGGCTTGAGCCACTTGCGCCCGTCTTTACAGTAATAGCCGCGTTGTTAGCGGGTGAAGCAGCAACCGTTTGATATGGCCCACTAATTATAATAGGTGGCGATATGGTTAAGGTTGCTGGGCCAGTACTTGCACCACTGTTTGCGTCTGCTGTTACAACGAATGTTTGCAAGTCGCCAGTATCTTGACGTGTTTTGCGGTTAACAGAGTTACAACCTGCAATAGTAATGACATCACCTGCCAATAAAATATCAGTTGTGCTGTTAGTCCATCCATCAGTAACAATAGTTTGCGTCCATGTGTCACCGCTTGCCGCGTAAGTTGTTTCCTGAGTAGCGCCATTAACTAATGGAGTACCAGTAGCAACACCAACGGTATGAAGTGCTAAAGATGGTTTCATACAACATGAATTTGCTGTAACGACCAATAGCCGCTTCTTCAATCGCTTTCTTAGCAATCTCAGTAGGGAAACAGATTTAAGGCCGTTTGCCAATGCTAATGAAGCATCTTCGTCATAGAATGCACACCAGCGAATGTTCATAGGTGTACCAAGCTTAGTAAGTACTTTAGCCGCTGCGCCAACTTCTAAAAAGGTCGATGGTGCTGTGCCTGGAGTACCTTACAAAAATTACCTATTTTTTTGTAGACTTGAGCGATTTCACTTTTCAACCGCTTGAGCCAATTCAGCAGCAGCAGGCTGTACAAAACGTTGTGTAAAATCTTCGACACTTAATGTTAAATCTTGCGAAGTAACAGCAAAGTTTACTTTTTACGCTTATCAAGCGTCATTGTAGCT